GTGTCCAACGTTCAACGATACAAAGGGTGCTCCCATTTGATTTTCGGGATGTGCACCCTCGGCATAGGATTCATGACGGACGTCGGTATGGACCGCCATCATTACTGTCCTAGTTGCAACAAATTCATCGGGTACTCTCAAATGTTGTGACGCGCTATCACTCGTAGCCGTTCAAGGTGATCTTGTACAGGATCTCTTGACGACAGAACGGGCACGGCGAGTGCAAACGCAGCCGTCTCGCGCAGTCTCCGCACACCACGCATCCGCGACGGTTGTTGTGCGACAAGCACGTGTTGGGAGCTCCGTTCATGCAGATACCGCACGTGGGGCCCTCGGAGTCCGAGCTCGCTTCGAGCTCGAGTCCTTTTTTGAACGACAGGAGCGACGCACGATACGCCGACGCAAACTCCGTCCGCACCTCCTTGAACTCGTACCAGAAGATCGCGTGCAGATCGTCGCGGTCTCCTCGAAGGACTTCGCGCATCAACGATCGTATCGTAGAGGAACGATTCGTCGAACGTTCCAATTTGGTGAGGAGCGCGAGATCGTCCAAGCGCAGGAAGAGCCGACGCGCCAAACGGGTCAACTCGGAGATGCTCCACAGATCGCTGTCGGTGACGCGAGGAAGCCTCTCTCGGAGGGCGGCTTCGAAATCCGGGAACGCCATCTCGATTGGGGAGGGCGAAGGGCGGGTTTCGCTTTGTTAAAACCAAAAACCCCCCCCTTCGCTTTTCTGTTCGACCATGGCTCCCACGAACCGAAAGCTCTTCAACATCTACACCAAAATGCACGCCGACGACGAGTACTTCACACCTCCGAGTCTGTGGGAGGCCGTGAAGGAGTTCCTCCCGAAATCCAATCAGATTGTGTGGGAGGCCTTCAGCGGCAACGGACAGTCCGGACAGACTCTGGTCCGATTGGGCTGCACGGTCATCCACGGACTCGACGTGGACTTCTTCGATCCGAACAACGGAGTGGTGGACAAGTACGACGTGCTGGTGTCCAACATCCCGTTCTCCATCAAACAGCTGGTCTTGGAACGCCTCAAGGAGCTGGACAAGCCCTTTATGATCATCATGCCCGGCACCACCGTGTTCACAAAGTACCTACGGGAACTCTTCGGGAATCAGCTTCAGCTCATCATCCCCCGTTCTCGTATGCACTTCGAGAAGCAAGGGGTGCTGCTGACCCGCACCTCCTTCGACTGCTGCTACTTCTGTTACAAGATGAATCTACCTCGAGACGTGGTGTGGTTGTGAAAACACACGTGTGGTTCGGTTCGTCTCAAACGACAAAAATGGAAATTTTCAAAAAAATATGACAGTTATACTACGATCGCCGTGTGAGGTGCTTTTTTCGTTCATTGAACACCTATCTCAAATGAATCTGGGAGTGTTCGAAAACCTTCCCGACGAACTCATCGAGAAGATTTGTTTTCACAATCACAACACCCGAATGCAGGGCGTGTTCGCGTTTCTTCGCAAGTATGTGAAGGAGAACATTCCTCGCGTCGAAGTTTTGCCCGAGAATATACGTAAAGCGTACCGGCACTACAGTGTGAGGATGAAAACCACCTTCATCCTCAAAAAACACAGCGACTTGGAGGTGGGATTGGTGTACAACGTGTTGGATAAAAACGTGCACGTGATCGACTACGACTAGCCGAAGGTGGCCTCCGAGCGAACGGTCGCGAACACCGGCTCGTTCTCTTTGTTTCCGATTTGGTTGGAGATCTCGCGAATCGTGCTCGAGATGGGCATCAACATGTAGTCGTCGTCTACGCGAAACAGGATGAACAAGGCTTCGTGTGACTTCACGTCGGTCAACCATCGGGCGCGAATGCTTTGCATGATCATCGCGACGGTGTTGTGTTCTGGGACCAACGCTTTACGTTGGGATTGTGCTACGGTACCCTCGAAGTTGAACACCACGGGAATGCGTCTCAATTTCTTCGAGGACATCATGACAGTTATTTACATCAAATATTAAAAAATTGATATATTTTTTAAAATTAGAATTATATGATAGAAGAGGAATCGCTGCAATTCCACTGCGAAATGGATTCTACCGTCGTACCGAATGGCACCGTGCGCGATTTAAACAACGTCAACAAAGAGCGCGCGAAACGACGCGCGTTGAACGACGTCCGAATGGGACGACGCAGTTTTGTGACCGAAGCCTTCGTGAGTCGCCACCATTGGACACCAGCGGAGTACGAGGTGATTCGTCCATACATTCGCACCAACACTCACGAAACGAACGCGAACGATGCGAACGTCGCGCAACAGGAGCTTTTCGCGTTGATCGATCAGGAGACCCGTAAGGAGTCGACGGCCAAAACGTATCGATCCAAGGTGAACTCTCTTTTGCGCTTGTTCGAAATCGAAAACGGGATGTTCTCGAAGATTTTCGAGACGCATGGAGACGATCACATTTTGAAAACGATTCGCGGAGCGTACAAGAACGCGTCCACCTATCTTGCTCTCATCCTGTGGTTGTGCGATCACAGCACGAAGTTCGAGCGAATCCTGGGTCCCGCTCGCATCGCCACCTACAAAGACGCTCATCAGCACGAGGTGCAGGTCGTGACGCTCCGCACGCTGACCGAACGCGGTCCCGGATACACCGACTACGAGAACATATACACCACGCTGTTCGAGATCGAGCGAAACCTCCACACGACGCAATACGCCTCCATGCCGCATATGATCGCGATCATGTACACCATCGGATTGTACGACGAAACCGGCAAGATTCACATCAACCCTCGCAACTACTTCTGGAACGTGCGCATCGTTCACCACGACAAAGACCTGAACGACAAAGAGAACCTGCTGAACGTGTCGAACGGGCGATTGGTGATCAACGACTACAAGACCGCGGACATGTATCGACCGTACGACGTGACGCTAAGTCCCGCCGTCATGCATGTCGTTCGCGACAGTTTGATCAAATTTCCCCGCCACCATTTGCTCGTACACAACGACGGACAACCGTACTCCAACAACCGAATGAGCGAGAAGATCAAAGGTGTCATGGGGTATTCGATCGACACGATTCGTAAGGCGATCGAGTCGTACGAAGTGCACGTTCGAAAAACCTCGCGTATCCACATGGCGAACGTGTCTCGCCACACCATCGCGACCCAAGACATGACCTACGTGTCGCGTTGAGTCGAACCCGAACTAACTACAATTATCGTAACTGTATATATTTGTTTTTTTTTGCTTTAACATGGATCGTCCAACTTGGCGATGATTTTCAGATATCGAATCTCGTTGGTACGCGCCTCGAGAAGCGCGTCTTTCGCACGAATCAACTCGTCTTTCACGCTGATGATGTGCTCTTTCTCCTCGATGATTTGGTTTTTGATGATTAGCTCGTGCTGTATCTCTCTAGTGGACCCGGCGTACATCGTAAAGATGTTGTGAAACATCTCCTTGACGTACCCTTCTTTGTCTTTGGGGATGACCGCTAACTCGACGCGCTTCTTGTCGTTCACATGCATCTTCGACGCTTGGAAGAAGTGCTTCAAGGTGGCCTCCGCTTTGTACATGTAGGTTTTGTCCACGTACGTAAAGTGCTTGAGACCGAAGGTGGTGGTCATCTTGCCGTAGGTTCTGTTGTGCTCTCTCGTTCGACGCTCGATGTCGTCCGCGCAACCGAACTTGTACACCAAATCGTTGTCCGAATATCCGTCCAAGGCGATCGAGTCGTTGTTCGCGTCGCAATATTCTTTGATGTCGATCACTTTGCCGATCACGTACAGATAGATGCAAGGAAGCTTATCCACGTAGCAACGGAACACGCTTTGGATGGTGGCGGGGGATACGCCGAGCAGATTGCTAGCGAGGGCGTCCTTCTGCGATTCGCTACCGAATTGATGGGTAAAAAGCGTGGTGATCGCCCATCTCTGAAAATGCTCCGCCTTCTTGGCACGCGAGCACATGAGCAGTTTGACCACCCCCAAATAGGTGAGATACATCACCTTATCTGGACTTACATCGGTACCAGAATTTCTGGTGTCGATGTAAAATACATAATGGGTGTTGTACTCGTAATCGCTCTTGGAACCCTGCACCGTGTCCTCCACGCGGTTGTGTAGAGGATGCAGGTCCGACGCCTTAAAATACATGCCGTGCACCGTTCTCTCGCCGCGCATCTCGATGCGTATGGTGTTGCCGTGCTCGTCCTTGAAGCCTTCGCTCTCGTCGAGCTCCACGATCTTCGGTAACGGACTCAACGTATTCGCGTCGTATGCCTTGCGGGCGACACGAACGTCCTGCAGTTTTTTGGTACGAATCTTCGAGTTCTTCTCCTTCGCATTGTTGCGATGGTTGACGATCCGATCCAACACGTATATCCACTCTTTGGCGTACGTTTCGGTCACATACGGTGTCGCTCGAGAGTTCTTGGAGTTGCTCACCGAGTTGTTGAACACGAACAAGATCTCCTTCTCCGGGATTTCGTTCTTGGCGATGCATTTGCGGATCAACTGCGTGGGAACGGATCCGCATCGCTCGAAGAATACGGGGTTTATCTTCTGTTCATAAACGCTCAACAAGGACACGTATGTGACGTTGGAGCAACGCGGAACGTACTTGGTAAGCTTCTCATCCATCGTGCGACACGAATAAAAAAAATACGATTATACGTCATAACGCGAAGAATCTTTAAATCACGTTCCGTACTCTGTGAACGCACACTCGGTGTAGCATCATGCGGACTTGTATATGTATTTCAATTCGTAAAAGATTTTGTCGTTGTCATTCATCGTAGAATACGTCGCGATATCGATACGACGCTCATCGTCTATGACATGTATGTAGATCTGTTCGTACAAACTTTTACTAGTAGGGTCCACGAAAATGTTAAACACGTTGGGAGAAATTGGGATTCTCATCCTTTTGGAATATTCTACAACGGATAACATATGATCATATTTCGACTTGTATTTAGCGTAAATCTCCGTAGTTCTTAGATACGATACAAACCCAGGTGTCAGCTCTTCCTCGGGAGGAAGAATTACGAATGCCTCCGTATTGTTTGACGACGAACTCTTCGCGGGACTATGCGTGTTATCTTCTCTAGATGGCCATGCGTTCATTCTGCGTCTTTTTTTTGGGTTGCGTCCGATTTCCCACTCCCATCTGTGAACGCTTTCCAACATTTTGATTCTCTCTTGGATTAAGGTTTGTTTATAATATCCAACCTTGTTGTTTCGAACGAAATTATAAAGCTCTATCTCCTTGTTTGATGAACCATCGATTACGGGATATTTCTCGTTATTAGCGATAAACCGCATCAGATTATTGGATAGCTCCGTAAATCGATTCCAATCTTCTTCGACGTACACCTCAACTTCCGGTAGTTTTTTCCTGAAAATTGATAATTTGCATAACGCATCTTGATGCTTCAACCAAAGAGATCCGCGATCGAATCTTCTTACGTATTTCATAATTAAATTATCTACTAACTTATGGTCGAACTGGGTCTCCGGTTCCTCGACAAATCTTTTCAAGGTAGCATAATCCTTGTCGAATGTATCTTCGATGTCGTTACCGAATGCATCCATTATCCTATTAGGAGTGTACCCAATGACTCTCACACGACGATGGAGCGTGCGGTCAATTTTTTTGTTGTTATTTAAAGTTTCATTTTGTATTACCAAATGATTAGGTTACCCTCCACAATATGGCGGAGGATGCAGTCGGTCCATCGTCGTACAGATCCAACGAGTTGTTGCTCCTTGAGTTAGCAAAAACGTATGGTGCGAGCGACTCTATCATCAACGAATTTAGTTTGATGGCACTTGATAATCCTAGAAACAATTACATACTCTTCGAATTGATTACTAAGAGTCCTCCCTCTTGGGATGTTATAACCGAAGCGTTCGATCAAACGATCAAGTACGGCTCCATACATTACTTGACGTTTTTATACGAGGAAACCACCAAATTGGAGCATGCCATGTCACCAAAATGGTTGTCATACTTCGTGCACATGCTTATGGTAGATATCAAAGTCAACAGTCTCAATTTCGAGTGTTACAAATTTTTGTATCAGAAGATCTTTGAAGAAACGACTCGGTATACGAATGCTTTGTATATGAACCACTATGTTTACAAGACGGTCGCTACATTTGAAGAATTGACTTCGAAAATAAAACCGCTTACAATGATTGATATTTTCGACAGATTGACCGAAGTTCATAAAATCTTACTACGTACCATCAACGCAAACGATTTCCCACCCAATTTGAACAAAAATCAAATCACTCAAGAATTAGCTTCGTGTCGTTTCGAGCATTTATTAACAAACTTGTACAAAAACGGAGACTATACCGCAGGACATGTATTCCTCACAGCAGTGTATCACGGGAAAATGCATTCGATGCAATTTATCTATAAAAACGCTAGATATACAGCTGCCGAACGTCTACAATTCGACAC